TGCTTTGCGGCTTCAGTTACATCAACGTCTTCATTAACTTCAATGCGCCTATCTGCTGTGATACGCATCACCCAACCATCCATCAATGTGTTGCTTGTGGTTTTAAATTCAATTGTGTTTGGTGTCATGTGTTCTTCTCCTTTAGTTTGGCTTCGATGGCTTGGCAGAGTGCAAAGTGTTCAGTGTTTTGCGTAGTTAACTCCGCATCCATAATGTCTACGATCTCTACATCCGTCAACCCAACCCACTCACGCTTGGGTGCGTACACATACGGCTGTCCCATGTCACGCAGTATCTGCTTGCCAAGGTTGCTGTTCTTCTCAACATCGTTGAAGGCTTCGTCTTCTTCTTTAGTCCAGTCGGTCATTTTTTCTCCTTTGATGCCGCTTCAATTGCGCGCTCATGCAATAAGTCGTAAAGACTTGGATCGCCTTTAAAAAAAAAGTTTGCCGCAACTATGAACAACATAAAAAGCATTACGTCTTTCATGTGTTCTTCTCCTTGAGTTTGGCTTCAATGGCGCGAATGTCCACTTGGCTTGGTTCGTATGGTAAATTCCACACGATGTTTTTTACTTCCTCATCCGTCAGACCCACCCACTCGCGCTGTGGGTACAAACCCCACACCTGACCCAGTGGTGTAAACAAAGGGCAGTCTTGGTCTGTACTTACCATGCCATTACTTGGGTCGTACCATGCTATTGGGGTCATGCTTGTCCCCTTGCTCGGATGATGTTGGCGCAGTCAGATGGTGTCGGCCATTTTTCGTCAGGCACAAGAATTTTTTCGCACTGTTCTTCAAGCGAATCACACACCTTTGCACACGCCTCACGCTCTTTCTCAATGGTTAAGTTGACCAAAAGAACCAAGTGCGGGGTTGATAAAGTCCACGTTGTGTAGTGCGTGTTCTCTGCCACAACTTTGTGCAGCGCCTCTAAAATTTCATCTTGTGTCATTGCACTCTCCCCCGCATAGCCTCAACTTGCGCACTTTGCTGATCCATCAAGTAGTCCCGTTGCTTGGTTGCCAACTCGTACATGGCATATAGGGTTTCAATATGGCCGCCCATTCTTTCTAATTCATCTGCCGCTTGCAAAATAACTTCCTTTGGACAAAACTCGTGGTTCAGGCGCAGGTCTTCTATCAAAGTTTTTAATTTGTCGTTCATATATTCTCCTTAATTAAAGTTCTCCTTGGGTGGTGCGTCTAACAGGTTTAGAAAGCCGAAAAAATCGTTTGCCGCCAGCATGAGCTGCGACGCCTCCATCTCGTTACAGTTTAGGGTAACGACTCCTGCTATTTGGTCTTCAGCGCGGCCAACGATGACCACGCCTTGTGCTTTGCCCTCGCCGTAGCACATGACCAGTTTGTGGATCAGTAGCTTGAAGTGGGCTTGCTCTTCGTCTGACATGGCCGTCACCCTGCGGTGTAGCTCCGCTTCAGACATCGAGTCGTCAAAGTCCTTGTATTTCATATCGTTTGAGCTCCAGTAGTGTTTTCAGCTCATCAAGGTTGTGCTCACGGGCAATGAACACAATACCCCATGCATTTCGGATGGCGTCGAGTTCTCTGTCTTGAAGAGCTGTGGTTGTGCCCTTGCCTGCCTTGCACTCGATGGCAATGAATTGTCCGTCCATGCAGCCAATGATGTCAGGTATACCCGCTCGGCCAAAGCCATTAGCGGGGGGCATGAAGTGGTAGATTTTGAGTTCATCCAGTAGTTTCCGTACGTTCGCTTTTACTTTTGATTCAGGTGTCGAAGCCATCGTAACCCCCATTCGCTTCAACGTACCTTGTCAGGTTAACCTCTGGATGCCCAAAAGTTTTGCCGTCGTTGGCAATCTCTCGGTTGAGCAACTCAAACGCTTTCAGTATGGTGCGCATGCCGTACAGATCAACTGTCTTCTGCACATCAGGCAACACCGCCGCGCTCGGGTCTGAAGCCAGTATGAGGTACAAGAGCCGCAACGCGACCCAGTCCTTCTTCTTGAGTTTGTCGACTGAGGTCATTTGTTTTTCGCTCCATGCATTTCATATAGCGTTGCCATGTATGCAACCATCTTGTCAAGCGGGTAGCCGTTGTGGTACGCAAGCATGCACAGGTAGCTCATGAGCGCAGATATGCCGATGTCTACTTTCTGCGTGCCCATTGCAGTTTTGAGAATCTCTACTGCAGCTTCCACTTGATCGCGTTTGTTGTTGAGTGCGCGTGTTTCTTCAATGTCTTTGGTCATGTCATTTCTCCTGTGTTTCTATTAATTTGTCTAAGTAGTGACGGGCTTTCTTCAAGTCATCGACACCGCCCTTGTCCTTCCAGCGGGACACGTACTTTACTATGTTGCCTTCAAGATAGCCAAGGTTGTTGCCCACGATGTAGTCCCATGGTTGTATGGCCTTGCCCTTGTAGTGAGTGCCCGCTACTTGCACATCGTTGGCTTTAAGAGCTTCTAAGTGCTTGCGCGTGGCATCGTGAAACAGATCAAGCTGATCGCTTGTCGGTATGGGTGGTTTAGTCATTCTCTTCTCGCTTTCGTTTTAAAAATACAGCGTCTGCGGGGTGTTGCAGACGCTCAAGCTCGTTGTCGTAGAACTTCTTGGGCATGGGCGCTTTCTTCTCAAGCAACTCACGCAACCAATCCAGTCCACCAAGCTGTTGCAGAACCATCCACTGCTTGTCACTTAAACGTACGTATCGTACCTTTAGGGGGGCGGGGGGCTTTGGTCTTGGCATTCTCCAGTGTTCCTTCGTGTTTGTTGGGTTGTCTTTCTTTGGCACGGGTGAACGTGCCAAACTGTTTATAGCCTAGGTCTTCTTTGCTTTTGAGTTGATTGCTTGGGTTACGCGCACGAAAGTATTGGTCGGTTGCAAAAATACTCGGCCTGTCTACTTGTGCAAGTTCTTCCCAAGGGTTGAGTGTTTTGGGTTTGTCGGTCATACAACCTCCTTTAATTGCGTAGCCAGCGATTCACACTCATCAATGCAGAAGTCCAGTGATCTAATGACATCACCTTCGAACCGCAACGACAACGCGCTTATGCTTTTGTACTCGGGGGCCATCAACTCAGGGTCACGCGCATCACCAAGGTGTGCGCAGTCATAGCCGAACCACCACAAGTCGGCAGCTTCAACAGGGTATTTGCCGTTGCCCCCTGCAAAGGTCAGGCCGCCATGTACATCAACGTCAGCATCATCATACGCAACGCCGTAAAGCTTATGCCCTACCGGTATTGCCACGTACCCACAGCGGTGTCCCATGGGGGTAGCGCACACCACAGCGCGGTAGCCTGCCTTTGTTACCCAATCTTTTTCTGTAGTCATAGCGGCACACTCCCAAGTTGTTTAAGCGCGGCTTGTAGTCCAGCCAAGCCACCAACGCGTTGGTCATTGAAGAATATCTGCGGCATCTGACGCGCATCAGGGAACTCTTTGAGCAGGTTGCCAAGGCGGTCGCCCACCTCGATGTCCACCTCATTGAATGGTAAGTTGAGCGAACCCAGTACGAGCTTGGCTGTTATGCAGTTGGGGCAGTTTGCCTTGGTATAAATTGTGATGTTAATTTCTTTCATGCTTCCCTCGCTTTCAGCATTGCGTCTGCCATCTTGTATGCGTTCTTTGCGTATTCATCAACCCACGATACGTGGCTTACTTCCTTGCTAACAATTGCTTGCATAGCCTTAGCCGCAAAGTAGTCACGCAGGGTCATGCCTTGACTGTTTGCAATTGAAATTGCGGTAGTGACTTTATCGCCTTGTGGAAACGCTAGTATGTCCATCTTAACCTCCAAACATCTGCTTCAAGTGCACATACAACTCACGTGCCTGATACACAGTCATGTTGCCAATAATGTCTTCGGGTGTGCGGTTGCGCACGATGGTCGTTGCCATGCGCTTAGGCGCGGCCGCAATACCGCCCATAGCGTAAGCTGCAGCATCCATTGCGTCTTGGATAGGCATAGGCGTAGGCACAGGCGTAGCTTCTAGCTTGGCTTTCAACAGCGCACCGATACCTGTCGTAGGTTTCTTCTGTGTCTTGGCTTTCTTTTTCCGCTTGTAGTTTACGTTCTTGATAGGCGCGTACTCGCTCACATCTGCGTACCACAGGCCGTTGGTTTCGTGCACCATGTAGCTTCTTCGCATCTGCGCTATCAATGATGACACTGACCCTTTGGCAAAGCCCTTGTGCCCGAGCGCTTCGATGATCTCCAGACGTGTGGAGCCGGGGTTGTTCTTGATGTAGCTGAAGGTTTCGCGTGAGACGTTGTTTGTGATTTTGTGTTGATTAATCATGGCTGGTTTTTGGTTTGAAGTTGAGGGAGAAGAAGAGGTTGACACTGGTTGGGCAGAGGGAGGAGGCGGTGCCACCTCGTCATCATCCCAAGCTTGCAAAGTCTTAGTTAGCGCAGAGCGCAGGGCAGTTTGAATGTCAGGCATTTAGATTCCTCCTGTTAGTAGCATGACAATAAAAATTGCGGCGAGAGCCGCTACGGAAAGCACGCAGGTGCGTGTATCTTCTGACCATCCCTGCTTGTCGCCTAACAGGATAGATTGCACCCAAGTTTCCTCGGGCGTAGGTATGGGGGTAGGGGGTGTGTAGAGCAAGCCAATCTTGACCTTGCCCGTATCGTAAGGTGTGTGTTTCATTTAGTTATTTCTCCTTGGGGGTACATTATTTGTCTAGGGTTGGACATAAGTCAATACCCTCGCCAATAAAAAATATCGGCAATAAGTACAATTACCGCCAACAAAAGTACTACTCTCTCGAACTTTTCCCAGTTAGTCATCATTGTTTTCTCCTTCGGTTGTAGGTGCAACGCCAAGTGTGCGCATGACCTCGAGCAACAAGACATGAATGTCCTCAAGGTGCGTGACTCGGTACTCGGCAGGGTTCATAAGGTAGTCCCGCAGGTCTGCCTCGATACAGCGCAGGTGTAGCGCTATGCTGTCTTTAACTTTCATTGGTCTCTCCTTGTGTAAATTTCTTAGCGTCTTTCCACATAAGCCATGCGTCTTCCACGCCTGACCACCAGTGATAGCTGTCTTTGTTTATGCCCCCATCGACCACGTATTCAAGGAACATCAGCACTTCGTCTCGTGATGCAGAGGCAACATTCCGAAGGTATGCTTCCAAGAAGGCATTCTCTTCTGGCGTAGGCTCATAGACAATCTTTGTGTCATACACCTCACCATCCCCCATGCGTGCCTTGCTGATGTCAAACTCGTAGAGCGCCCTGTTCTCAGCATCGGCACGGCTTTCGGCCTCGATCACTACTGTCTGCCAGTAGGACATGACTATTTCCATTTTGTATTTCATTTGCTTTCTCCTTTGGTTTTTAATAAAAACATAGCGTGCATCAGGGCGTGTAGCAAACCATCTGCTTAGCCCTCCGTGGTCATCCTGCATCAGCGCAGGTGGATCCCACCCTGTCTTTCTCATTTGCTTTCTCCTTTGATACTGTCTTGCCGTTGTTTAAACCATGCTTTGTATTCAGACAGCATGTATAACTTCTTAGTCATCTGACTATGTGATCTGGCTATAAGCACAGCTTTAGGTGATGGGCACACCCTACTACTCCTGCTAATAAGGCTCTTCAGCACCTTGTGCTCAACGCCAAGCCTGTCGGCTATCTCTTCCAATGTGTACAGCGGCTCCTTTTTGTCGTTGGGTATTCGGTCAAGCTTAGAAGTAAAAAGTTTCATACATCCTCCTTAAAAATGTGGGGGCAAGCCCCCACTACGAATCAAGTCAACAGTGCAGGCAAGGTTGGCTTGAATGACACAGGCTTGCGCACATCCCATGACAGGTAGTAGCACACGACCTCAGCGATAGTGCTGACCGCACCATACGACTTGGTAGCCATGCTGATAAGACCAGACGCATCGCCCTCCATCAGCATATCGTAGATGCCCTGCTCGGCAACGCACAAGTCGTCACGATGTGTGTACGTGAGTGGCTCAGGCTGGAACAAGTGGAGCACAGTAGTCAGCGTGTACGCAGGCATCTGGTCAAGCCATATCTCCATCGTCTCAACGTCAGCCTCGGTCAGTGCAACAGCAAGGTCTTCAGGTGTTGGCTGAACGAAGCCATCCTCGTCATCAGGAAAGTCGTACGCTGTCTCGTCGTAGTTGGCGCTGTGTGCGCTGACACCACGGGGCTTGACGTTGAAGCTAGCGTTGTAGTCATACATCTCGTCGTACTCGTCATCCATGTAGCCGCCATATGCACTGGTGTACTTGTACGACTTGAGTGCAGTCGTGCTCTTGTAGCTTGGGATCAGGCGAGACGGAGTCCAAGCATAGGTATTGCTGAACCACAAGTCATCGTGCTCGATACCCTGATCGAAGTTGACGTGCTGCATACGACCCTCGCCGTTCATGAACACGAAGCGGTTGTTGCCGATGAACTCCTCGAGCATAGACACGAAGCCCTTGTCGTACACAAGGTCAGGGGCAGAGGACACAGCGCTGTGCAAATAGTCCTTGATGAAGTGCCATGTGTCAGACTTGGACGTGTCAGCGGCATTGCCTGTATGCAGTACGCCATTGTGCATCATGGCGATGAAGCCAGGGATCACGTCGTATGGATGGCAGTTGAGCATATCGGTCTTGCCGTGTGTAGTCCAGCGGAAGTGGATAGCAATCTCACGATCATCTTGAGGCAGGCGCTGAATGAATGCGTTGGCATCGCCGAGATTCTTGGGCAAGGACTTGGTGACCTTGAGCCCCTTGGCTGTGCCGTACATGAACCCAATGCCGTCAGGGTTGGATGTGAAGATGTCGCTGAGTAACCCGTGCGTGTCGAGCAGGGTTGAACGAACTTTGGAAGACTTGCCAGTAATGATGAGACACATAATAAACTCCTTGAGGTAAAAGAATGGGGAAAGTTTTCCCCGTTGGTTGTTGTTGAATTAAACGGAAGCATTGCCATGAACATCGGAAGGCACAGGGCTCTGGCCACGGATCAAGTGGTTGAAGTCGTCTTCTTGCAGACGCCACACGTCGTTGTCACGCACGTAGATCACATCCTCGTCACCGATCTGCTGATCGTTGCCGCTGTACGGGAACACACACAACTGCAAGCCGATCACCCTGAAGTATGTGAAGTACAGCCCGTGTCGGTTAGCGTAGGCACGTATACCATCGCCATCCTCATGCGCTATCTCCATCCGATACTCGTGGTCACACCCGTGAGGGCGTCGGGTTGTAGCGGCAACAACAGGGGGCACAGTGTCAGTGCAAGTGTCCATCGCTGGCGCAATGACTGTCGGCGTGGATGTGTGTACGTTGCGTACGCCATACCACTTGACTAGCGCAGGGTACTGACCTGCCACAGTCTTGAGCCACTTGACGAACGATGTGCCGTTGAGATCACGCCACGATGCGACACGGCAGAACATGACAGACGCATGAGTGAACTCGATCTGTGCAAGGAGGCGCTCCTTCTTGAGCGAAGCACGGAAGATGCGAAGCTCGACTGTGTTGTACCTGCCGTTGTAGCTGTTGTCCATGCTGAGTCCCAAGCGCATAGCCTCACGGCTACCGAGGTTGCACAGGTTGACCATGCGATAGCGCTCACCAGACTTGCCCTTGACAGCCTGCTTGGGGTTGACAAGGATGGACTGATGCTCAGCGGCGCAGTAGCTACGGGCTTGGTCATCGACAGATGGATGGCGACCTGCAATCTTGCGAATGAAGTCGACATTGCCATTGCTGTTGATGAACATCAAGAACTTGCCAAGCGTCATCTGAGTGAACGCACGAGAGTCGATGTGTACGTGCATACCGCACTTGCCTGTGTTCCATGCACGATAGGCTGGGTCAATGTCCCAAGCCTTGAACTTCTCGATGTGCGTGGCAAGACCTTGCGGAGAAGTCACAACCTCGAAGCCGTTGGATGGAAGCGAGCCGTCACTCTTGATGATGCAGTATGAGGTACCCAAACGGCTACGCACAGACTCAGCGGCTGACTCGCTGTAGTCATCACCCGAAGTCATCTCAAGCTCGATGCCCATCGTGAACTCACCGAAGTGAGACGACCTGATGCCCGACTCATTGCCAAGCACATTGAGCACATTGGTTGAGTACGACATGATCGGTTGGTTGCTATCGTCGTCATCATCGTCATCATCTTCGTCACGATCATACGAGTAGTACGCATCACGAGACTCAGAGTAGTAGCAATCGTCACGAGGCCAGTACTCGTTCTCATCCTCACAGAACACAGCGTCATCATCGAAGCACGAGTCACACCATGTATCGTTACGCACATCGTGTGTGTTGTCCTCGCTCTCGTAGTGACCGCAGTCGCAATGCACGATACCCAAGTCACTGAAGATGTTGTCAGCCGCAGTGAACGCGCTGTCGATATGCCCAGTGAAGTCGTGATAGTGATTGTCAAGCTCGAAGAACGCTTCTCTTATGGCTTCTGTATCAGCAAGCATATCGCCTGCCTTGGCACGAGCAAGCAAGTGACCGAACTCACGGAACGCATTGCGTGCGGCAAGGAGTGTAGACGGAAGGTAGTAGAACCCACCCTTGAACCTAGCGTGTGGCGAGATGGCTGACGCATTGCCTGTCTGCTTGGCTATGTACTTATCAACGATGACCTCGACACGCTGATTGATAAGACGGCGGTCAACTGGATGGATACGCCCATCTGAAGCACTAAGAGGCCGAAGCACACCACGCATCATCTGGTTGATATCGTAGCGGTCATTGGCATACAGAAGCGCATCGGGAAACGACAGCGTCTCGATTGTATGAGCAGGGCTCATACGATAGCCCCTGCTATGAAACCAGATATCAAACTGCGCTTCATTGATGAGACTGACAGGGTCAACACCACTGTCGGCACGCATCACATCAGTCATAACACTACGCCGACTGGCGTTGTACAAAGCGTACTTGTTGCTGAAAGACACAAGCAGCATACCTGTGGTGCGGCCAACGGAGTCGGCCACAACGAACTTTGTAAATGTAAACATACAATTCTCCTTGAGTTATAAAAAAGAAATACACATCGGGGAAACTTTTCCCCGTTGAACTAACACACTAACGAACACGCCTGTTGCTCAGGCGAGGGCTACCTCCTCTTCACTAATGACATCGAACGAATAGATCTCGAAGGTGTGGTGCTCACCCACGATCGGATCACCAGAGGTGAACACATAGAACAAGTCGTCATGTTTGCGTAGCACTTCATCACGCATTGAGTCTGACAACTCAGCGGGTAGGACAATACAGTCTGCTTTGAACGCATTGTTGAACGGCTGTTTGTATGTGCCGAACACACGGATTTTTACTACTCTCATACTGACTCTCCTAAGTTGTTAATGATTACGCCTACATACTCAAACGCTTCGTCGTATGTATCACCACATAAATGCAATGACACATCCGAGCGTGACTGTTCTTTCAGATACTTGATAAGCGTCTGCGTATCCTTGAGATAATTAATGGCCTCCTGTTTCTGTGCTTCTGTCATTACTTACTCCTGTTGTTGATTGCTTCGAGCGCCTCGTCAGCACACGCACGCCATGCGGCTTCGCTGATGAAGCTTTGGTTAGACCAAGGCGGTGAGACTTTGGTTTGTTCTGAGTACTTGGATATCGCCTCGATGATGAACGCCTGCATGAGAGCGCCCTGCTGTGAGTGCGACATGAGGTCTGTGACCAACTGGATGTTGGTCTTGTGTTTGACTTTAGTCATTTTGTTTCTCCTTGTTCGAACGGGTTGACAACCCAATCTTGTGGGTTCTGCGTACGCAGGTCATCCATATCAACGAGGAACTCATTGATGCCCTGTAGCACCTCGTGCGGCAGGAATATCGTCATGTCCTCGACCAACCCATCGTTCCACCTGACCTGAAGCCTGAAGTCGGTGATGGCGTGGGTGTACTTGCTGTGTGGTTCTCTTTGCATTTGATTTCTCCTTGAATTTACCTAGGCAGTTTGAGGATGGTGAACAGCGTTGCCCAAGCGCTGTACCAATGGGGAAACTTTTCCCCGTTCTGGGAATTCCCATGGGAATTCCCTCGAAACAAAGTTGACACTGGTCGTCAGAGCACCCCATTCCATGTAGCAGGTATGTGCTCTGTGTTGTTTAACTTGATGATGATTTTCATTGCTTGCTTCATCTTCAATAATGTCGCTTGACCTGTCTCTGTCTGAGCGATGGCCTCCTTTCTTTCTAGGGTTTCGATCTCTTTCTCTGTGCGCCTGAGCAGGCGTTCCTTTGCCTTGGCGTTCTGCTCGGGTGTGGATAGGCGTTGGAAGGGCACTTTGCGCTTGGCTCGTAGCTTTGGGGGTAGTTGTTCGAACATCAGCGCTATGCGCTCTTTAATCTTCTCAGGCACCCAATCTGTCCAGTGCTCGCCGTTGTTGGGCAAGGCTTTCTCAAGCGCCAGTTGTATGGGCGTAGCCTCAAGCGATTTCATTGGCTTGGCAAAGCGTGTCAATAATGTCTCCATCACCAAGATGTACGCATCGAACGCAAGCACACGATCCTCGTCATCAAGGTCATAGGCTCGCCCAACCTTGGCATTATTGAGTTCGTAGCGTAGCGGTTTGAGTAGTTTGTCCCACTCAGCCTTGCGCTGTGTGCGTGTGATCTTGTCGACACGCTGTGATTCTTTGAGAGCAGCGACCTCGTCTTTGATGCGTTGCATATCTGTGGGGTGTATGCGCTCCTTCAATAATCTTTGATGGAGGGCGTTGGGTGTGAGTGCAAGGTATGATTTGTGCATGAGATTATTGAAGGTTAGGGGTTGAGTGAAGTACCGATGGCTAAGACTAAAAAGATTTGCCACTTGTCAAGCCAAGCTGGAGACCGCATGAATGCTAGTGTATAGCAAAATGTGGCAGGGTATCTATCTTTTTCCCGTATGACTAACGCCAAACTAAAAAAGAAAAAGCTTGCAAGATTATTGAAGGGCTGGCTTAAGAAAAAATATACGCACCCCCTAGAAAAGACTCCTATATATATACATATATTTAAATAGATAGATAGATAGCCAGAAATTTCGGGAACGCCCGTATTTACTGGGCGTTTGGGGTGGTGTGAGAAGTGGCAAAGTTTTTTAGTCTCCGCCATCGGTATTTTGGTCGGGGTGTGACCTTCAATAATCTCAGATAATTGATGAACGGGGAAAAGTTTCCCCGTTCTGGGATGCAAGGCAGTCATTTAGCAGAACAGATCTAGTTGGTGCATCCCGTTCTTCCATTGCTCGTATGCACGCTGTGTCTCGAAGACCATGCCACGCAGATGTAGTGCGCCCTTGCGGAAGACATGGACTTGGTGCTCTGAGCCATAGATGATGGTTTGCATATGGTAGTCACGCCCACGAATGGTGACGATGCCTACTTCTTTGGTGATTGGTTGGATGAGGTTACGCATGGTGTTCTCCTTAAGCGTTGTTGTATGACTGGATGAGGGTTGCGCCTTGCCACAACTCCACGACGGCGAACTTGGATGTGAAAACATTGAACAAGATTAAGGCATCGACATAGCTGTCTGCCTTGTATGTGCGGTCAAAGCCTTCGTGACGAAAGATTACTGAGTGCATGATTAACTCCTTGAGATTATTGATTGGACATGAAATGAAACAGCGGGCAAGCCTCATGCTTGCACCGCCGTGGAAGAACGGGGAAACTTTTCCCCATTGAGATTATTGAAACTGAACAGCATCGCGCAGTTGAGACAACAACGCATTGAACTCGTCTCGTGTTAAGCCTGCGTCAATAATCTCATTGGCAATGTTGGTCACAAGCTTCTTGGGAACTACAACTTCCTTCTTGCCTGATGACTTCGTGCCACAGATTGCCTTGACAAGATCGTATAGATCCCGCTTGGCGTTCTCATACTTCGGTGCATTCTTGTCGAGCACCTTGCTACCCTTGGCTTTGCCCTCGCCATCGACAAGAGCCACGCTCCAGAACTTGCCCACGAAAGGCATGAGCGTTGTCCGCACAGTCTCGTGTGACTTGCGCTTGAGCTCCTTGGTGAGCGCATCAAGTGCTTGGGCTTTGGTTACACCTGACTTGCAGAACAGAGTGACATTGGTTTGAACTGACATAGCTATCTCCTTGATAGTTGAATGGGGAAACCTTTCCCCGTTGTTGGTCAGCACTATTGCTAATCAACACTTTCAGTATCCATATGGGGGGTTTGGGACAGGTCGTTTTGGGTATGGCGAAACCCCACCCACCCCCCACCTCCCTGTACAAAGTCGGAGTCCCGTAGCGCGCATGAACACTGTTCCACACCCGCAAATCAAATTTTTAAAAATCTCGGCCAAATTCAGCAAACCAAGACCCCACCCCCTCAATACGGAAACGCAAATCCCCAAGGGCAAACGCCACACCCCCCACCCCACTATAAAAATTTTAAAAGACACATGTCAAACGTTGGACACGGCACAATAAAAAAGAGCCCCGGGGGTTAGCCGGGGCTTCAAGGAGGACTAATCCTCAAGGAGAAGCAATGATGAAGAAACTTGCACCACTGCCGAAAAGAAGTGTAC